CAGGAAGAACGGGGCCAGCCGCTTCACGCGCGGCGGAAGGCTGAATCCGATGGCGGACATGCCGCCATGAGAACCAGCTAGGCCGTGCAGTGTCCAGGAAAATTTAAGGAATTGTTAACCCTCGCGGGCATCGCTCAGGTCGCACATCAAGGCGCGGAGCGGCGCAAGTGGCGAACCGGCGCGGTCATTGCCGGTCGTCACAGCCCGCCAATCCTCCGCCGCGAGGAGGGCGCGGGCCACATCCGTCGCCCTGAACGCACAGTGGCGGGCACCGACGGGATCGCCCATCGCCCGGCAGGCCCAGGCCTCACGGCCGAAGAAGCGGAACAGGTCCAGGGCGCGGGACGGTGATAGCGCCCCACGCGGGGTCATGATCGCGCCTCCACTCGCCCAAAAGGCGAGCCTGTCGTCGGGGCGGACGATCATGACGCCCTTTCCACAAAGGCGACGTCGAACCGGCGTCCTTCCAGCACGATCTCGGACGCCAGGGCGCGGCGATCGAACAGGGTCACGGCGTGACGGCGGCCGAGGCGGTCATAGGTCAGGGCGAGGCAGGTTCCGGCGGTGGGCCGGACGAATACCGTGCCGAATTCCGGCGCGGACTGGTCGCCGCAATCCGACCATGGGGGATCATCCCGGGCGTGGGGAACAGAGGATGTCACGGGGCCGGCCCTTCGTTACCGAGGCGGGGCCGTGTCGCTACTACCGGTGAAACTCGGCGTCAAGTTGATTGTTACTATTGGTGCTGAGGCGGCCGATTCGCCGACAGCCGCTCAGGACCTAGCGCATCCGAACGTAAGGCTTGAAGGTCTTCAGGATCTGCAGGGCCTGGTCGCGGCGCTCCTTGGGGATGGAGCGGACGGTGTCCAGGAAGGACGGGTCAACCTCGTTCGGATCAAGATCGAGCAGGAAGCCGGGCGTGGTGCTGAGGGCGGGGGCCAGAGTGTCCAGCCACTTGCGCGACAGCTCGGCGGCGCCCGACTCCAGATCGTTGACGGTCTGGGCGTTGGTGCCGGCCTTCTTCGCCAGCTCGGCGGCGGTGAAGCCGCGGAATTCCCGCCAGGCTCTCAGATTATTGGCGGGCTTCGACGGTTCGGCGCTCTTCTGCTGGGTCAGCCAGGGCTCGCCGACACCGTCGAGGAGCCATTCCCAGCGGACCTTGAAGAGCTGGGCGAACTTCCGGGCATGGGCATAGTCGAGCCGAATGAACTTCGCCGAGTCGGGGCCCCGCTCGTAGCAGCGGTAGGTGCCCTCCTTCATTCCCAGCGTCTCGGCAGCGGCCGCGGCGCTATCGAACTGCCGCGACCTGGCCCATTTCACGCGGTCCCAGAGCTCCAGGTTCCGCCAGCCAGCGTCAGTCATGTCATCACCCCCTTAGGGTAGGCTGTCGACAGATTACCGCATTTTACGTCACCGAGTGTAACTTCGGCCTTGACGCCTCGCTGTACCGATCGTAACTATCGTTCATGATTTGTTCCATTGATCCGTCGGCCGGGGCGGCCTCGTTCTGGACCATCGATCGGGAGGAGATGGCGCGGCGCCTCTACCTCGACGAGGGGCTGACCGCTTCGGAGGTGGCCCTGGCGTTGGGGGGCGGTGTCAGCCGCTCGGCAGTGATTGCGAAGATGATCCGCATGGGCTGCGCCAAGCGCGCGGCGGCTGCGGACGACCGCGCGCCCCGCAAAGGCGCCTCGCGCGTCGTTCGCCCACAGGCGACGGGATGGACGCCCCGCCGCGAGCCGTCGTGGCCGCCACAGCCGCTGCCGCCGCTCAGGGAGGCGCCGCCGCAGGGACCGCCGGCTCGGCTGGCGGAGCTTGATGACGACGCCTGTCGCTGGCCGATCGACGATCCCGGCTGCGGGCGGATGGACCGTGCGCTGTTCTGCGCCGCGCCGGCCGGACCCGGCTCTATCTACTGCGCAGCGCACGCCGGGTTGGCCGCCGCGCCGCGGAAGGGCCGGCCGTGACCCAGCCGGTGGAGGAGGTGGCGGGCGAGGCGGTGGCCGAGACGCTTCGCCTTGCCGGCCCGCGTCCGGCGGCCTGTGCGGCCCTGATGCGGCTGGCGGGCCAGGCCCTGGCGCGGCTCACGAGTGAGGACGAGGCGTGCCGGGTGCACGCCTCGCTGGCGCGCCGCCACGCCGAGCGGGCCGGCCGCCGGGCGCGCTGACATGTCTTCCCCAAACGCAAGGAGCCAAGCTTGAAGGATTTCGCCAGACGTCGCCTTCCTGTTTCGCTGCGGTTCGATCCGGAGCGGCTCACCCGCGAGGAGCTGCGCCGCCTCGCCAAGGCCGAGCGCAAGCTCGCCAGTTCCGACCGGAGCGTGGCCGCAGCCGGCCAGCGCGAGATCGTCGAGCTGGAGCGCCGCCGCGAGACCCGCGCGGCCGACGAGGCGCTGGCGGCGCGCATGGCCGAGACCCTGGCGCTGGCGAAGGCGCGGAGCGAGACGGTGCGCGCAGAGACTGTGCGGATCGCTACGCCGGCGGTGGACGAGGCGGGCGCGCCGGTGGTTCAGAGGGGACTGCCTGTCTACCGGCGGGAGACCGTGACCCGGGTGCGGATCGCCAGCCGGGGAGGCCTGCAACTGGCGTTCGAGCGGGGCGACCTGGACGGCGGGCCGGTGAAGGCCGACCGGCTGCTGGAGATCAGCAAGACCTATCGCTGGGCGTTCGAGGCGCACTCGGCGCTGACCACACCGGAGCGGAACCTCTCGTCGGTGTCGGCGCGCTCGCCTCTGCGGGCCAGCGCCGGGCCGCAGGAGGCCGTGTTCGCGGCCGGCCAGATCCTGCGAACGCTGCGAAACGGGATGAACGAGCGGCAGCGGGCCGCCGCCGACATGGTCTGCGGCCTGGACATGACGATCCGGGCGGCGGCGCTGGCGTTGAAGGCCGATCCGAGGACGCTGCGCCGGGCGCTGGTGGAGGCGCTGACCATCGCGGCCGACAACCGGCCGCGGCGGGCCGCCTGAAACGTTGCCGGTTCAGGCGGCGTTCATTCCAGGTCCGCAAAGTGGTTAACGGGTCGTAACCTCCGGGGGACGAGACGAGGGACAGCAAGAAGGAGACTTCCAGATGAAGTTGCTAGCCGCGGCTTCGCTTGCCGCCCTTACCACGGCAGGCGCCTTTGCCGCCGCCGAGCCAGCCGCCGCCTCGGCGCCGCGCTGCACCTGCGCCCAGCCGGCTTCCCACCACGTGGTCCGCCGCGCCGTGCGCCGGTCGGTGACGTACCGCCATGTGGTCCGGCCGGTGCGGCATTACCGGGTGGTGTACGAAGCGCCGCCCGAGCCGATCTATGACGAGGGCCCGGTGTATGACGTGGGGTCCCGTTGGTACGGCGTGCGTTACTACGACGGCCCTCGTTGGGGCTGGGGGCCAGGCGACTGGGGCCACCGCCACCATTGGCATGGCGAACGCTGGCACGGCGGATGGCATGAAGGCTGGCGCGACGGCGGCCACTGGCGTCACTGGCGCTAGATTTTCGGCTTGACGAATCGCCACGTTTGTGGTGTTACTTTGGGTGTCGCCGGTGATGCGGCCTCGATGAACCCGGCGCCCCGGCGCCGGGTTTCTTCTTGGAACGGAGACCCGCCGGTGAGCAGACCCTTCGAGCCGGGCTGGTGCGCCCGCGCGGTCGACCTGGGACGCGAGGGGCGCAGCCGCGCCGAAATCCTGTCAGCGCTCGATCTGTCCAGCGCCGAGGCTACCGTCTTCCTGGCCGAGCAACCTGAGTTCGCCGCCGCCCTGGCGCGCGCCGAGGACGAGGCGCGGGCCTGGTGGGAGGGCATGCCGCTGCGGGCGCTAGAGACCGGCGGCGAGTTCCGGGCCGCGCTCTGGGGCAAGGTGATGTCGCAGCGTTTCGGGAGGACCGGTCATCGCGCGGGCAGTGACACCGAAGGCGACGACGGAGACGTCCCGCCAAGGCCGAGAGCCCGGTTCGAAATCCCCGACAACGGGCGAGACCGCAAGCTCCGCCGGGCCGGGCCGCCGGACGAAGCCTGACGCCGAGCCGCTGTTTCGGCCGCAGGACGGTCCGCAGCGGCGGTTCATCAAGTCCAAGGCTGATATCGCCATCTATGGCGGGGCGGCCGGCGGTGGGAAGACCTGGGCATTGTTGCTGGAGGCGTTGCGCCACCGGCATCAGCCGACCTTTTCGGCCGCCGTGTTCCGGCGGACCACGGTGCAGGTGCGCAATCCGGGCGGCCTCTGGGACGAAAGCATGCGGCTGTTCGTCGACGCTGGCGGGCAACCGTTCTCGGCGGCTCTGGAATGGCGGTTTCGGTCAGGCGCGAAGATCAAGTTCGCCCACCTCGAGCACGAAAAGACGGTGCTGGAGTGGCAGGGCGCCCAGCTGCCGCTGATCTGCTTTGACGAACTCTGCCATTTCACGGCCACCCAGTTCTGGGGCCTGGTGGCGCGGAACCGTTCCCTGAGCGGGGTCGCGCCCTACATCCGCGCCACCTGCAACCCCGACGCGGACAGCTGGGTGGCGCAACTGGTGGCCTGGTGGATCGACCAGGAGACCGGCCTGCCGATCGCCCGCCGGGCAGGGCGGCTGCGCTGGTTCGTGCGGGTGGGCGAGGCGCTGCAGTGGGCCGACAGCAAGGCCGAGCTGGCGCGGCGCTTCCCGAAGCTGCCGCCGAAGTCGCTGACCTTCATTCCGGCCCGGCTGGAGGACAACGCCATCCTGACCGCCGTCGACCCCGGCTACCGCGCCAACCTGCTGGCCCTGCCGCGGGTGGAGCGCGAGCGGCTGCTGAACGGCAACTGGAAGATCCGGCCGGCGGCGGGACTGCTGTTCAACCGCACCTGGTGCCAGGTGGTGGACGCGGTTCCGGCCGGCCTGGTCGTGCGACGCGGCTGGGATCTGGCGGCGACGCCGAAGACCGAGGGCAACGACCCGGACTGGACCGCGGCGGTCAAGGTCGGGCGCAGCCCCGAGGGACGCTACTACGTGCTCGACCACCGGCGCATCCGGGCGACGCCCGCCGGGGTGGAGCGGTTCCTGGCCAACACGGCCGCGGAGGATGGACCCGACGTGGAAATCGCATTGCCCCAGGACCCCGGCCAGGCCGGCAAGAGCCAGGCCGCCGCGCTGGTGCGGGCGCTGGAGGGCTACGCCGTCCGCGCCACGCCGGAGAGCGGCGACAAGGTGACGAGGTTCGGACCCTTCAGCGCCCAGGCCGAGGCCGGCAATGTGCATGTGCTGCGCGGCGCCTGGAACGAGACCTGGTTCGCCTCGCTGGAGGCGTTCCCGGAGGCGGCGCACGACGACGACGCCGACGCGACGAGCCGCGCGTTTGGCGCGCTGTTCACGCCGCTGGCCAGCGCGGGGTTCCTGGCGTTGGCGCGGGAGGAGTTGGCGGCGCAGGGCGTCGGCGCGGACATGCAAGGAGTGGCCGATGCCCCCTGACGGCGGATTCCGCACCTCGCTGTCCTGGCAGGCCCGGTATGGGGCGCTGGGGGAGCGGGTGAGCAATGCGACCTTCTCGCCCGGGCAGCCTTTGGCGCCGGCGCCGGCCGAGCCGGTGCGGCTGTGGGACTTCCCGGTCGGGATCAACACGGTCATCACGCCCCGGGCCGGCGAGCCTTTCGGGTTCGCGCACCTGCGGGCGTTCGCGAACGTCGAACTGGTGCGGCTGGCGATCGAGACGCGCAAGGACCAGCTGGAGCGGCTGGACTGGCGGTTTGCGCCGCGCGGCAAGGCGAAGGCGGGCGCGGCGGACACGGCGGAGGCGCGCCCGCTGACGGAGTTCTGGCGGCGGCCGGACGGGACGCATTCGTTCGCGACCTGGCTGCGCCTGGGGCTGGAGGACCTGCTGGCGATCGATGCGCCGGCGTTCGAGAAGCGGCGCAACCGGGGCGGCCGGCTGATCGGGCTGGACCCGGTGCCGGGCGATACGATCAAGGTGCTGGTGGACGAGACCGGGCGCACGCCCGAGCCGCCGCACCCGGCCTACCAGCAGATCATCAAGGGGCGGGTGTGGGCCGACCTGACGACGCGCGAGCTGCTGTATGCGCCGCGCAACCGGCGGCCGGGCCATGTGCTGGGCTTCTCGCCGGTGGAACAGGTGGTGGTGACGATCCAGACGGTGATCGCCCGCCAGGCGGCGCAGCTGGCCTACTTCACCGAGGGCAATGCGCCGCTGGGGCTCGTGACGGCGCCGGAAGGGTGGGGCGCCAGCCAGATCCGCGAGCTGCAGCTGTGGCTGGACACCAAGCTGAGCGGCCAGGCGGGGGAGCGGGCGCGGCTGATCTGGACCCCGGCCGGGGCGCAGTACCAGGCGCTGAAGGACCCGCCGCTGAAGGACGATTTCGACGAGTGGCTGGCGCGGATCGTGGCCTTCGCCTTCTCGCTGCCGCCGACGCCGTTCGTGCGCCAGATGAACCGGGCCACCGCCGGCGAGGACCAGGAGCGCAGCCTTGAGGAGGGGCTGGCCCCGCTGAAGCTGTGGGTCAAGCGGCTGGTGGACGAGGTCAACGAGTGCGAGTTCGGGGTCACCGACCTGGAGTTCGCCTGGGCCGACGCGCCCGAGATCGACCCGCTGCTGCAGTCGGAGATCGACGACCGGGCGCTGAAGAACGGCACCGCGACGGTGAACGAGGTGCGGGCGCGCCGCGGCGAGGCGCCGGTGGACGGGGGCGACGTGGCGCGGGTGTACGGGACGGCGGCGGTGGCGCTGGCGGCGATCGACGCGGCGAACGCGGCGGCTTCGCAGCCGGCTGAGCCCGCCGAGGCCGCGTCTCCGAAGGCGGCCGCAGACTCTGATTCACCGCCAAGGACGCCAAGGGACGCCAAGGCGCGCTCCGCGCGCGCCAATCCCGAGGCTCCAGCGCCAGTGGTCGGCCGGCCGGCCTAGGCCGGCCCTTGGCGAACTTGGCGTCCTTGGCGGTGAAATAACGCCAACTCAATGACTTATGTCGACATCTTCGGAGCGCGAGCGCATGCGCCTTTATGGGCAGCTGACCAAGATCGAGGACCAGGCGGACGGGACCCTGAAGGTGTTCGGGGTGGCGTCGTCCGGGGTCCGGGACGAGGCCGGGGAGATCGTGACGCCGGAGGCGATGTCCGCGGCGTTGCCGGACTATGCGCGCTATCCGGCGCTGCGCGAGATGCACCAGCCATCGGCGGCGGGGCGGACCCTGGAGGCGTCGGTGGACGCCGAGGGGGCGACGCGGATCGTGGCCCAGGTGGTGGATCCGGTGGCGATCGCGAAGGTGAAGTCGCGGACCTATTCCGGCTTCTCGATCGGAGGGCGGGTGCTGGCGCGCGATCCGCGCGACCCGACGGTGATCACCAAGATCCGGCTGACGGAGATCAGCCTGGTGGACCGTCCTGCCAATCCGGAGGCGGTGATCGATCTCTGGAAGGCGGACGACATCGCGCCGCCTGCGCCGACGCCGGACAATGCGGCGGTGAAGGAGCGCGCCGCGGCGATGGCGCGGGTCGCCGGGCGACCGGGGGCCTGGAAGGACTATGTGGCGCGGGCGCGGGCGGCGCTGGTCGCCGAGGCGGCGAGCGGGGTCGGGCTGAAGAAGGCGCCGCGGCCGGCAAGTCAGCAGGACGATGAGGACGCGCCGGCGGATGAGACCGATGATGCGGTCGCGGGTGACGCCGATGCGATCGCGCCGCAAGACGAAGCGAGCGGAGCCGAGGCGTCAGACGCTGACGATGACGCGTCCGCTCCCCAGCTGGGCGCCGGCGGGGGCGACGCTGCGGCGGCGGGCGATGATCCAGGCGATGCGGATGACGCCGGCGACGGCGGGCCGGACGCCGGCGATGTCGGCGCGAGCCTGGCGATCCTGGCTCATGCGGACCCGCACACGCTGCAGGCGGCGCACGATGCGCTGGTGGCCCTAGGGGCGGTCTGCGACTCGGGCAACTGCGACGGCATGCAGAAGGCGCTGCTGGGTGATTTCGCCGGGTTGGACGATGCACTGGCCGACGTGGCGCTGGCCAAGGCCGGGCCGCGGATGGCGGCGCTGGAGCGGCGGATCGAGGCGCAGGGCGCCGTGATCGAGAAGCTGTCGGCCATGCCCATGCCGCCCAGGACGGCGGTCAGCGGGCATGTGCGCGTGATCGGCAAGGCCGACGACGCCGATCCGGGCGGGGAGGGCGCGGCGCTGAGCTCCGACGAGATCCGCAAGGCGTTCGATGCGCTCAACCCCGACGAGCGGGCCTTCCTGCTCATGAAGGCGAGCCTCAGGCAGCCGATCCCGGTCGGGTAGGCCCGCCGGCGCCGCAACCCCTCACCCTCCCACGCCCTTCGGGCGCGGGCCCCTCCCTCTCCCTTTGGAAGAGGTGATTTCCCTCTCTCGTGCCCCGCAGAAGGAGCCGCGAAACCATGAGTCATGTTCAGACGCCGGACGAACTGAAGAAGGCGTTCGTCCAGGCGATGTCCCATCCCAGCGAGGACATCGCCCGCACCATCCTGGCCGAGGCCGGGGTCGATCCCGGCCGGCTGGAGAAGTCGATCACCACGGCCACGGGCCTGGTCGCCTACGACCTGCAGGCGCCGGCCAAGAACCTCTACCCGTCGGCGACGCCGCTGCGGAACCGGGTGCCGCGGGTGTCGGGGCAGGGCGGCACGGCCACCAACTGGCGGCAGATCACCGCCCTGAACGGCTCGGGCTACGACGCCATCGGCTGGGTAGCCGAGGGCCAGCGGGCCGGGCAGATGAGCTACACCACCGCCAGCAAGTCGGCGCCTTATGTGACGCTGGGCGAGGAGGACGCGGTGACCTTCGAGGCGATCAACGCCGCGATGGGCTTCGAGGACATCCAGGCCACCATGGCCATGCGCCTGCTGCAGAAGACCATGCTGAAGGAGGAGATGGCGATCCTGGCGGGGAACAACTCCCTGACGCTGGGGACGCCGTCGACGCCCTCGACCAGCGCGGCCGGCTCGGGCGCGACGCTGCCCAACGCCACCTATTCGGTGATCGTGGTCGGGCTGACGCTGGAGGGCTATCGCAACTCGTCGCTGGCCGGCGGGGTGGCGACCTCGAAGACGGTGACCGGGGCGGACGGCAAGACCTTCCCGATCAATGGCGGCTCGTCGAACAAGTCGTCGGCGGCGAGCCAGGCGGTGTCGTCGGGGCAGACGCTGTCGGTGACGGTGGCTCCTCTGTCGGGGGCAGTGGCCTACGCCTGGTACGTCGGGACTTCCGGCTCGGAGAAGCTGGAGGCGATCACCACGATCAACTCAGTGACCTTCTCGGCCGCGCTGGCCGGAACCGGCCAGGCGGCCACCGCGATCACAGCGGATTCGTCCACGAATTCCTTGGGTTATGACGGGCTGCTGACCGCGGCCCTGAAGAGCGGCAGCAACGCCTACGTGAAGACCCTGGCGACCGGCACGGCCGGGACGGGCACGGCGCTGACGGCGTCGGGGCGCGGCAGCGTGGTCGAGGTCGACGACATGCTGCAGGTCATGTGGGACAACTACCAGGTCTCGCCGACCGTGCTGTTCGTGAACAGCCAACAGCTGCGCAACATCACCGACAAGGTGCTGTCGGCCGGCTCGGCGCCGCTGCTCAGCTATCGGCAGGACCCGGACGGCGGCGGCTACCAGCTGGATGCCGGCGGCATGATCGCCACCTACTACAACCCGTTCCTGCTGGATGGCGGACAGCGCATCCCGGTGAAGATCCACCCGTTCGTGCCGCCCGGCACCATTCTGGCCTACGCCGAGACCCTGCCGGCGCAGTACCAGTCGAGCGAGGTCCCGAA